TTATTCTGCCTTTATAATTTTTGATACTACAGAGTTTCCATATAAGGTAGTTGCTAAGTATAGGAATAATGAAATTAAACCTATGCTGTTTCCAAATATCATACATGATGTTGCAAGGGGATATAATCAAGCATTCTTATTAATTGAAGTTAATGATATTGGAGATCAAGTAGCTTCTATTTTAAATTATGATTTAGAATATGATAATCTTTTAATGGCTACTATGAGGGGTAGGAATGGTCAAATTGTAGGGCAAGGATTTTCAGGTAAGAAAACCCAACTTGGTGTTAGAATGACATCAGCAGTTAAAAAATTAGGATGTTCAAATCTTAAAACTTTACTTGAGGATGATAAGTTACTTACTTGTGATTATGATATTATTTCAGAATTAACGACATTTGCACAAAGGGCAAATTCTTTTGAAGCAGAAGAAGGGTGTAATGATGACTTAGCTATGTGTTTAGTAATATTTGCATGGTTGGTTTGCCAGGACTATTTTAAAGAAATGTCTGATCAGGATGTTCGTAAAAGAATATATGATGAACAAAAAAATCAAATAGAACAGGATATGGCTCCTTTCGGGTTTATTTCTGATGGGTTTGAGGATATGGATAGTTTTGTTGATGAGGATGGGGATAGATGGCATACTGATGAATATGGAGATAGGTCATACATGTGGGACTATCGATAAAAAAATGCATGTAAAAAAGATAATATCATAAATATTTTTAGATAAATTTGGACTGCGAGGGAAAAACAAGATGCCGTTAAATTTAGCATCTCCTGGAATTTTAGTAAGGGAAGTTGATTTAACTCTAGGAAGAGTTGATCCAACAACTGATAAAATTGGTGGAATTGTGGGACCTTTTGCTCAAGGCCCAGTAGAAACTCCTACAAGGATTACTACAGAAAACGAACTACTTAATACTTTTGGAAAGCCATATTCGGCAGATAAGCAATATGAAACATGGTTGACTGCATCATCATATCTTTCATATGGTGGACAATTAAATGTTGTAAGAGCAGATGATACTGGTCTGACGAATGGATTTGTTGGTTCTGCTACTAGTGTTAAGATTAAAAGCGTAGAGCATTATGAAGAACTAGGGTATGAAACTAGTACTCTTTCTAATGTAACTATTGCTGCAAAGAATCCTGGATCTTGGTCTAATGGAATTAGAATTGGAATAATTGATGGTAAGGCTGATCAAATCTTAACTATGAGTACTACTGGTATTAGTACCTTTACTGCTGATATTAATAATAGACAGGGAACAATAGTTGGTGGTGCTAGTACAATTGGTATAGTTACAACTGGAATTGATCTTGGTGATGTAGTCCGATGTGATGTTGCAGGTGTTATTTCTGCTGGAGCAACGGTTACTAGTATTAGTGCTGGAGTTGTTGGAATAGCAACTTCATCAACACAATCTGTAGATATTACAGGAACATATTTTGATTTTGGATCGATGACAGTAACTGCCATACCTTTAGAGGTAGGGTTTGGTGTCACACAAACAGTTCCTCCTAATACTACGGTTTCTAGAACTGGAGTTGGTGCTGGTACAACTGAAAATCTTGATGGATACTTCAAAGGTATTGTTACTGAAGTTAACTCTGGAAAAGCATCTGTTAAATTCCTAAGTCATGTTTCTGCTGCAGGAACAGAAACTCCCAAGGATTATAATAGCATCTATAAGTTTGGAAAGATTGGAGAAATTAGTTTACATAATGATAGTGCTACTGCATATGGAACAACTTCAGTAACTGATCAGGATGATTGGTTTGGTACTCAAGAATTGAATGTCTCTACTGCAACTGTTGGTGGAGGAAATACTGTTACTAGTGTTAAATGGAATAGTGTTGCAGAACGTCCTACAACATCAGAGTATGCATCTGCAAGAGGTTCAAGATTTGATGAAGTCCATATTGTGGTAATTGACGCAAAAGGAACTGTTACTGGTAATGCAGGAACAATCCTTGAAAAGCATTTAAATCTTTCTAAGGCAAAGGATGCAACATTCTCTGTTGGATCAGATTCTTATTGGAGAAAGTACTTAGAAACTTCTTCAGAATATATCTTTGGATTGAGTGAGCCTACAGGAGTTACAACTACTGGATTTGGTAGTGGTAGTGGTGGATTTAAACCTTCTGATGATGTTAACTGGGATCAAGATGCTGAAGGAATTATTTTTGCTGGTTGTGGAACTAAAAATTTAGTTCTAGAGAATGGTAAAAATTATGGTGGACATTCTGGTATTGGTACTACTGGTTCACTTGATTGTGGATTAGATGATCTGGTATCTGGTTACGCATTATTTGAAAATGATACTGCAGTTGATGTAGATTTCTTAATCCAAGGATCTTCTAAGGGTGGTAAAGATGATACTACTGCATTAGCAACTAAATTGATTGCTGTTGCAGAATTGAGAAAAGATGCAGTTGCATTCATCTCCCCTTATAGAGGAGCGATGATTTCTGATTCAACCGATCAAACTGAACCACAAATTCTAAGCCCTGATAAAATTACTGATAATGTTATTGAGTTCTTTGAACCTATAACTTCATCATCATATGCCGTATTCGATAGTGGATATAAGTATATGTTTGATAGATTTGAAAATACCTTCAGATATATCCCTCTAAATGGTGATATTGCTGGACTTTGTGCAAGAACTGATATTAACCAGTTCCCTTGGTTCTCACCTGCTGGTACAGCAAGAGGTGCGATTAATAACGCAGTAAAACTTGCATACAATCCTACTAAAGAACAAAGAGATCGTCTTTATTCTGCAAGAATAAACCCAGTTATCTTCTCACCTGGAGCAGGAATTATCCTATTCGGTGATAAGACTGGATTTGCTAAGGCATCAGCATTTGATAGAATTAACGTTCGTCGTTTGTTTATCTTCCTTGAAGATGCAATTTCTGCTGCTGCTAAGGATCAACTCTTTGAATTCAACGATGAGATTACAAGAACTAATTTTGTAAATATCGTTGAACCTTTCTTACGTGATGTTCAAGCAAAGAGGGGTATTCAAGATTATGTTGTTATTTGTGATGAAACAAATAACACTGCTGCAATAATTGATGCAAATGAGTTTGTTGCAGATATATACATCAAACCAGCACGTTCTATCAACTTCATCGGACTAACCTTTGTTGCTACTAGAACTGGGGTTTCATTTGATGAAGTAATAGGTAACGTTTAGTTAATTAAGAGGTCCACAAACAATGCCAAGTAGAGTTCAACAGAACAGTATTCCACTAAGGAAAATCAGTGACTTTAAAAGTAAGTTAACTGGTGGTGGAGCTAGGCCGAATCTCTTTGAGGTTGAACTAGCATTTCCTGCAGCAGTTGCAATAGAGAATGATGTCTTACAAAAATCTAGATTTTTAGTTAAGGCAGCAGCACTCCCTGCATCAACAGTTGCTCCAGTTGAAGTTCCATTCAGAGGTCGTATTTTAAAGATCGCTGGAGATAGAACATTTGAAACATGGACAATCACAGTTCTTAATGACACAGATTTTGTTATTCGTTCTGCTTTTGAGAAGTGGATGAATGTCATTAACAGTATGGAAGATGCAACAGGTCTTCAAAGTCCAGAAGAGTATCAAAAAGATGCTATGGTTCATCAATTAGATCGTGATGCTGGAATTCTAAGATCTTATAAGTTCTGGGATATCTGGCCAACCAATCTTTCCACAATTGATTTAAATTATGAGACTACAGATACTCTTGAAGAGTTTACTGTAGAAATGCAAGTTCATTGGTGGGAAGCATATAAAGGTACTTCTACTGCGGCTGGCGGTGAAGATATCAGATAAATAGTGCTATAATAGGTAAAAAGATTATACGATGGCAAAACTTTTTGGCTTTTCTATTGAAAAAGAAAAGAAATCTCCTGGAATAATATCCCCCGTTCCTCAGAATAATGAGGACGGGGTTGATAATTATATTGCTAGTGGATTTTATGGTTCTTATGTAGATATTGAAGGTGTCTACAGAACTGAATTTGATTTGATTAAAAGATATCGTGAAATGGCACTTCACCCAGAAGCGGATGGTGCTATTGAAGATGTTATTAATGAAGCAATAGTTAGTGACTTATATGATTCTCCAATTGAAATTGAGTTATCCAATCTAAATGCAAGTGAGAAACTCAAAAAAGCAATTAGGGATGAGTTTAGAAATATTAAAGAGATACTAGATTTTGATAAGAAATCCCATGAAATACTAAGAAATTGGTATGTAGATGGTAGATTGTATTATTTAAAGGTTATTGATACTAAAAAACCAGAAGAAGGTATTAAAGATTTAAGATATATCGATCCTATGAAGATGAGATATGTCAGACAAGAAAAGAAGAATAAGAAAAATGACTATATGAATATTAAGTCTAATAGTCAGGGTGATAATGAAAAAATAATGGCTCCAGAAATTGAAGAGTATTTTGTTTATACACCAAAACCTAATTATCCATCTGGTATGATGTCTGGTGGAGGTGGAAATAAGGGAGTAAAAATTTCAAAAGATTCTGTTACTTATGTAACTTCTGGTCTTGTAGATAGAAATAAAGGTATATGTTTATCTTATCTGCACAAGGCAATTAAAGCACTTAATCAACTTAGAATGATTGAGGATAGTCTTGTCATCTATAGATTATCAAGAGCACCAGAAAGAAGAATTTTCTATATTGATGTAGGTAATCTTCCAAAGGTTAAGGCTGAACAATACCTCAGAGAGGTAATGAGTCGTTATCGTAACAAGTTAGTATATGATGCTAACACAGGTGAAGTTAGAGATGATCGTAAGTTCATGTCTATGATGGAAGATTTCTGGTTACCTAGAAGAGAAGGTGGTAGAGGAACTGAAATTACAACACTTCC